CAGGCATGTTGCCTAAAGGTACACACGTGGTTACACGTTTGTCCTCTAGCAAAGCTTGGTGGGTTCAGACTGATGCAGAAAATGGTCTCATGCTCGTAATGCGTCGTCCAATGGAAAAATCCATGGAAGGCGATTTCGAAACTGATTCTATGCGCTATAAGGCTACAGAGCGTTATGCTACTGGTTGGCACGATGGCCGTAACATTTTCGGTACAGCTGGTCTGTAACTAGTTCTTAGCAATAAACAAAAAAGCCACCCACAAGGTGGCTTTTTTGCATTTTGGGGCGGATTTAACTTATTTTTTGCATTAGTAGTTATAGGAAGATATATCCCATTCTGAATACCGATACTTCCCGGTACGACGACTCAGAGACAGTTTGGGGTTCCACTGAGATAAGGAATTAAAATGTCAACAACATTCACAGGCCCATTACGCATCAATAAGCGTAACAACCCAACAAACAACGGCGTAATCGCCCCTTCAAACACCGGTGCAGCTGAATGTACCGTTCAAAACGCAATCGTTGGCGGAACAGCAACTACTGTTGTAATCCCTGCTGGCTCTATTATTGCAAACGTCCGTGATTATATTACTACCGCAGCTGGTACACCTGCAGCAACAAATATTACCGTAGCAGGAACAGTTGTAGGCACATTAACTGATGCTGCAGGTGTTAATGCTATTACTTTTGCTTCTGGTGCAACAGCTGTTGGCCTATTAGCAAACGTAGGTACTAGCGATGTAACTATCAGCTACACAGCCGGTGCTTCTGCAGTTGGTACGTTTAGCGTAACTTACACACCACGTAATACTGACGGAACAATTACTCCTATTGGTTCTGGATTCACTAACTCGTAATTAATTGCCTCGGGGGCTTCGTGCCCCCGTGTTAACTTTTAAGGAAATTAATTATGTCATTAGTAACAAGTTTACAACAAGTTCCAACTTACGCCCCCTCTATTACGCAACTTGGTCGCTATGAACCATTTCCCTTGCAAGTATCCCGGGGTCAAATTGTTGGGCACCAGCCTATTTACATCACTGGGTTTACCTCGCTATTAGGTTCTACAGCTTATGGGCCAGTATGGGAAGGTACAACACCATCCGGTGGCGCATACCCATATCCATCTACAGCACTACCAATGATTATTTCTAGCTCTGCAGTTGGAGATATTGGTTTTACAGTGCAAATTAACGGTTTAGATGTTAACTACAATCCAATTTCAGAAACACTGGCTCTTACTAACTCTGCTGTTTTTGTGGGCAGTATTACAACAACGACTTTAACCGTATCTAGTGTTACAAGTGGCACTATTACCATTGGTCAGTACATCACAGGTACAGGCGTTACCGCAGGTACTTATATTACTGCAGGTTCTGGCTTGTCTTGGACAGTATCAGTAAGCCAAACAGTTGGACCAATTACTTTTATTCAAGTTGGTGGTTCTACAGTTAATAACTACTTCCGTATTAACTCAATGGTTTCTACTTCTGGAAATGCTGCGGGTAATATTACTCTTAAAGGCACAACCTCTGCTGCAATTTTCTATGCGCAGATCAATGCTGGTACAGGTAATACTCAAATGTCTTTATACTCTGTCCCTAATGGGTATACTTTCTATCAACTGTTTTATCAGGCGGATGCAAACACTTCCTTAACTAGCGGTGGGTACAACAAAGTAAGAACGTATACCGCACCTGCTACGGGGCTAGGAACTACTTTATTTCAAGCGGTATACTCACAAGCACTTAGTATTCCAACTGACTATCCAGTAGCTTATGCTGGCGGAACTGATATTCAATGGCAAGTAGTAGCTAATACAGGTAGTCCGTATGTGGCTAATATCTATGTATCCGGAGTATTAATAAAAAATAACATTCTGTAGTAATGCCGGTATATATTGATACCCGAGGTAATTCTGTTCTGTCTGTGGCGGTCTGTGACCGCTGCAACAGAAAGTTTGCCTATGTGGATCTCATGCCAGACCCAAACTTTCCGGGAATGCGTGTCTGTAAAGATGACTTAGATAACTTTGACCCTTGGCGTTTGCCTGCTCGTCAAACAGAAAATATTTCATTACGATTTCCACGACCAGACCAATATGTTGGGACTGGCCCAATTGGTGGCCAACAATTAATTACTGAACCATCTGATAATCCAAATCGTAATTCTGTATTTGTAACACAAACAAGACAAGTTGCAACTACCGCTGGAAAGCCAGGTGATTTAACAATCGCTGGCGGCCTTTCACCGTTTTCAAATTCAATTGTGCCTATCGTTGAATCTTCTTCACCAAATACTGGCAGCATAGCCGGTGGTACATTCATAACAGCATTAGGTAACAATTTCGTTGGTGTAACCAACGTCAAACTAGGTGGCATAAACACTGCCTTTACCGTTGTAAGCCCAACGGAAATTACATTAACGTCACCAGCTTACGCCATTACCGGTATTGTAGATTTAAGCGTCTATTCAACATTCGGTATTGCTACATTGCATGGTGCATTTACTTATACATAAAATATGGCCGATCAGTCGATATCCCAATTACCCGTCGCGCTAACCTTAACTGGTAATGAGCTGACTGTTGTCGTTCAAAATGGTATTACAAAGCAAGTCTCCATTGCGCAGATTGCTAATGCCGCTTCTCCAGGTAAATTAATAAGCAATATAATTTACGATCCATCAACTGGAGACTTAACAGTTTATTACAGTGATGGCACACATGTTGTTTTAGGGCCCATTTCTGGATACAGCGGCATATCAGGATTCTCTGGTTTTAGCGGCTATTCAGGTTTTAGTGGCTTTTCAGGTTTTTCAGGCTGGTCTGGTATTTCAGGCTTCTCAGGCATATCTGGGTATTCCGGATCAGGAATAAGCGGCTACAGTGGCTATAGTGGTTTCTCAGGGCAAGTAGGAATCTCTGGATACAGTGGTATCTCAGGCTATAGTGGCCAATCTGGTTACAGTGGTATGTCTGGCTTGTCTGGATTTTCTGGCATTTCTGGATTCTCTGGTTCTGGTGTTTCTGGTTATAGTGGATATAGTGGCTTTTCTGGTATCTCGGGCTACTCAGGCATCTCAGGATACAGTGGTATCTCAGGATACAGTGGTATCTCAGGATACAGTGGTATCTCAGGATATTCCGGTTCTGGTATATCGGGATACAGTGGATATTCAGGCTCTCCCGGAGCAGGTATTAATGTTAAAGGTACTGTAGCAACTCCAGCAGACTTACCCCCTATAGGTAATACAACAGGCGATGCGTATATTGTATCCTCTAATAATGATCTGTACGTTTGGAATGGTACTGTATGGGTTAATATTGGTCCAGTTCAAGGACCACAGGGTGTAAGCGGGTATTCCGGATATAGCGGCTTATCAGGCATTTCCGGATACAGCGGCTTCTCAGGTATCTCGGGATTCTCTGGCATTTCTGGTTTTAGTGGATATTCAGGTATTTCAGGATATAGTGGCTTCTCAGGCTTCTCCGGTATACCTGGTGTATCTGGAGCAAGCGGCATCTCTGGTTATAGTGGCTTCTCAGGGTATAGCGGTCAAGTAGGTATTTCAGGCTACAGTGGATACTCGGGTATTTCAGGATATAGCGGTCTCTCAGGCGTTTCTGGGTATTCTGGTACCTCGGGGTACTCGGGTTCCGGTGCAAGCGGCTACAGCGGTTTTAGCGGCATCTCAGGCTATTCTGGATCCGGTATATCAGGCTATTCTGGATATAATGGTTCGGGAGTTAGCGGTTATTCAGGATACTCAGGAATCAATGGTACAAATGGCACTAGCGGTTATTCAGGTTACTCAGGCTATAGTGGCTCTGGAATTAGTGGATACAGCGGATATAGCGGTAGTGGAATAAGCGGTTATTCAGGCTATTCTGGTTCAGGTATTTCTGGCTATAGCGGATTTTCTGGTATATCTGGATATAGCGGTTATTCGGGATTGTCTGTTACAACAAGCGCAAACAACACTTGGACAGGCACTCAAACCTTTAATGGCACTTCAAGCATATTGGCTGAAGTATTGCTTAATGCTGCTGAAACAACAACAATTTCTGCTACTGCCGCAACAGGCACTATTGCATTTTACCCATCAACACAATCTGTTCTTTATTACACAAGTAACGCTTCTGCAAATTGGACTACCAACTTTACTTTCTCCGCTGGTACGACTTTAAATACGGCAATGACTACAGGGCAATCTTTAACTGTAGCTTTCTTGGTAACTCAAGGAGCAACGGCTTACTATAACAATGTGGTGCAAGTAGACGGCACAACTTCAGGTGTTACTACAAAGTGGCAAGGAAGTGCCGCACCTACTGCTGGTAATGCTTCTAGTGTTGATGTTTATACCTATTCGATTGTAAAAACAGGCTCTGCTACTTTTACAGTATTCGCAACCCAAACTCAGTTTAAATAATATGCCACTACTTAATACTAGAGGTGTAGCTTCTGCTAAAGGCTTTGGCTTTGGTGCTAAAGCGGGTATAGTTACTGGTTCACAATCTTATACAACTGCTGGTACTTACTCTTGGGTTGCCCCCGCTGGAGTCACTTCGGTTTCTGTAGTTGCTGTAGGTGGTGGAGGTGGCACAACAACAGGAAGTTGTGCGTGTAGGACTACCTCAGGTGGTGGTGGTGGAGGATTGGGCTACAAAAATAACATTACAATAACACCTGGTTCTTCTTACACAGTAGTAGTTGGTCAAGCTAATAATTCATACTTTTGCTCTACTACTGTTGTAAAAGGTGGTGGAGGTCAAAATGGGTCTAATTGTGGTAGTGGTAGAGGTGGTGGAGCTGGAGGCACTTATGTAGGTACTGGTGGAGGTAATGGGGGTACTGGTAACATTTCTGGAGGCAGTACTACCCCAGGTGTCGGTGGTGGTGGTGCTGGTGGATACTCTGGTAATGGTGGTTGCGGTGGCTCTACTGGAACTAATTGTATTGGAGGTACTCCTGTGGCAGGTACACCAGCTATAGCTGGTTCTGGTGGTGGCGGTGGTGGTGGTGGTGGTGCGTTTATTAGTAAAATTACTTATTGTGGTTGTTGTGTCTGTGGTCAATTTTGGTTTGGTTCTGGAGGTGGCGGTGGTGGTGTAGGTATTTTTGGACAAGGTTCTAATGGAGCTGCAGGGACTGTTTCAAAATCTGGTACTAATGCTCTAGCAACTGGTGGTGGTGGTGGTTCTTCTGGCACAAATGGAGGCACTGGCGTAGCTTCTTGTAATGCTGCTGGTGGTGCTGGTGGTGCTTATGGCGGTGGTAGAGGAGCTATTTCTAGAACTCTCGCTCAAAGCCAAATACAGTCTGGTTCTGTTGGCGCTGTCCGCATCGTCTACCCTGGATTAACCCGTCAATTCCCATCTACTTGCGTAGGCTCACCTTAATTTAGAAAAACAAAATGAACTTATATATTCAAACTGAAAACGGAAATGCAATTAATCACCCAGCTTTTGAGGATAACCTTATAGCGGCATTTGGTTCTATTCCTGCACATTGGGAAACCTTTATTAGAGTTGAAAGACCTATACCTACTATTTATCAAGTGTTAGATAGTCAAGAGCCAACATATCAAAAAGCGAATGGTGTTTGGACTGATGTCTGGGCATTGCGTGATATGACTGCCGATGAAAAAGCAGCTAAACAGCAAGCAGCTAAAGACCTGTGGGCGCAAAGACCAAACCTTGCTAACTTTAGTGCATGGACTTTTAATGAAGTAACTTGTCAGTATGAACCACCAATTCCATGACCAACTGATGGCAACGCCTATCGTTGGGATGGAGCAACTAATTCTTGGGTAGAGTTTACCCCGCCAACTCAAGTAGGATAATTTATGACTATTTCCCTTCAACCAATGTTGGAACACCATAAAAGTAATATATAATAGAAGTTCTATTTAATTTTTAAGGAATCCTTGTGAGTGATGCCACAACCCAAGAGCAGTTAAACGCTTTCTATTATTTTCCATCGGGTGTCTATGTTATAGAAAAGCCTGAGTTCTTAAAAGATGCTAGGGATGCTTGTAAAAAAGCAGTAGCCAAGCAAAAGAAAGAACGCAAGTTAGATGAAATTTACCCTGTTTACATGACAGAGAATTTGTTTGACTACAAAGGCATGAGTGAATTATCTGACTATATCGGTCAAACTGCTTGGAATATTCTTAAAGAACAAGGCTACGCAATGGAAGGCTTTAGCACAAAGTTTTCCGAGTTTTGGTGTCAAGAACACCATAAGCATTCCGCAATGGATCAACACGTTCATGGTTACGGTTCGCAAATTGTTGGCTTCTATTTTGTAGATACTCCTGAAAATTGTTCCAGAGCAGTATTTCATGATCCAAGATCAGCCAAAGTGCAAATCAATTTGCCTGAAACGGATATGACCCAAGCAACCCCAGCAAGCAATATGATTAACTTTGAACCAAAACCCGGTATGCTGATGTTTGCTAATGCTTGGTTGGCGCATTCGTTTACGCGCCATGCTTCTGAAAAGCCAATTCGCTTTATTCACTTTAACCTGTACGCAGAGCAAGTTCAGCAAGCCCCAGCTTGCGCTGCCCCTGCGGAGGTTGTATGAATAAATACCGAATCCGGTTTAACAAATCAAGAGGTCTTGAAGGCAGAGGATCTAAAGATCACGTTTGGAGAGTATTTGAAGGCGATAAAGAATACCTCTTTAAACACTTTCAGCTTAATGTGCCATCTACCAGCGAAAAAGAAGCCAATTCGGAAGATTGGAATGTAGTTTGCTATGGTATTATGACTATCGACAAAGACACTTCTACAGCGACCATCAATGAAATATAGCGTTGTAATACCGACTTATAGCAATTGCGATAAATACTTAAAACCCTGTATAGATTCAATTGTTAAATACACCGAAATGACCGACATAGAGTTGGTCATTTCTGCTAATGGTTGCACTGATAATACCTATCCGTACCTAGCGTATTTGCAATCATCGCTCCCTAACATTACTGTGGTTTGGAACGCCCATCCTTTAGGGTTTGCCAAAGCGACTAACGCAGGGATTGAAGCTGCCCTATGCGATAAGATTGTGCTGTTAAACAATGACACGGTATTGTTAGAGCAACCTAAAAACCGTTGGTTAGAATGGCTTGACCAAGGCGATGTTAGCTATGTCTTAGGGCAGAATTCCCCAATTACTCAGCGGCGATTTGGCATCTTTTTTATTGCCATGATTCAAAAGAAAGTCTTTGACACCCTTGGCTTGCTAAATGAAGATTACACTACCGGTGGGTGCGAGGACATTGAGTTTTGCTTTGAGGCTGAGAAAGCTGGATTTAAGTTATCCGAATGCGATAACAAGGGGACTTACCCCATATATCACGCGGCTGAAGGCACAATGCACGACCCAGAGCTAGTTCAAGATTGGAAACAAAAGTTTTATGTTAACGAATTAAAACTAGCAAAAAAATATAATATTGAGTATTATAAATTTTTATTATCCAATAACTTTGAAAGAGCCGTATTTCTTAAAGGAGACTTAGTATTCCCAAGGGAAACCCAGCGCTATGAGTGGGCTGCTAAAAATATTTATGGTAATTCAGTATTAGAAATTGGGTGTTCTACAGGTTATGGCTGCCAGTTTTTTTCAGAAATTAATTACTTAGGAATAGACTATGACCAAGTTATCGTGGGAGTCGCTAAAGAACAAAATTGGAAATCTAGCGCTTATTTTGACTGGGCTGATATTAACTCTTATGCTTTTAATCAATATGATACGATTATTGCTTTTGAGGTAATAGAGCATCTAGATAACGGATTAGAAATTGTTGAAAAGCTCAAGCAGCATTGCAAGCGATTATTAATTACTGTGCCACACAATGAGCCTAAAGGCTTTTGGGGCGAACATCATAAATTGCATGGTTTAAATGAAAGCAACTTCCCTGGTTTTGAGTTTGAGTACATTAATCATGCTGGAGACGTATCCAGTCTATTACAGGTAGTAGATAGTAGTAATCTTAGTAATCTTATGATTTGCCGGTGGGACAATGAGTAAAGTATTGTGCAGTGTAGCAACACGTGGTCGGTACCATACAACGCTTCCACTGGTGTTGAATGCCATCATAAACCAGTCTAAACCGGTTGATAAGCTGGTTGTCTTTGATGACAACGACGAACCGCAAGACATGCGGAAAGAAATGATTTACCAGTATTTTTTCCAGATGTTAGATGCAAAAGGTATTGCTTGGGAGTGGCTATACGCGGATAAAAAAGGTCAGCATTACATTCATCAAAATGCAAATGAAATGGGATATGATTGGGTTTGGCGTTGTGATGATGATGCTATACCAGAGCCTAATGTGCTTGAAAGACTGGTGGGATACGCCATTGAACTAACTAATGTTCAGATAAAAGTAGGCGCAATTGGCGGTGCTATTCTTACTCCTCCAAACTTACCTGACACTTCTATATCAACAGGTGATATAGATAGAATTGATTTAGAGCCAAATATTCAATGGAATTACATTGAAAGAGCTAAAGAAGTAATGCACTTGCATTGCTCTTTTTTGTATAGGGCGGGCGTACACGATTACAACTTAGGGCTATCCAGAGTAGCTCACCGAGAAGAAACTTTATTTACCTATGGTATGTATCAAAAAGGATACAAACTATTTGCTGTACCAAACGCAGTAACTTGGCACATGAAAAACCCAGAAGGCGGGATTCGTAGTGAGACAAAGAAAGAAATGTATGACCATGATGAATTTATATTTAGAAATGTTCTTGAATATCGTAATAAAACCATTGTGGTTCTTAATAGCGGTCTTGGTGACCATATTGTATTCAATAGGGTTCTTCCTTCAATACCTAATGCTGAAGTGTTTACTTGTTATCCTGAAATCATTCCCGGACGTTCGATAGAAGAGGCCCGGTATCTATTTGGAAGTTTAGAAGACCATAATATATATAAAAAAATGGACCAATGGAAATGGAAAGATAGTTTAGAAAATGCGTATAGAAAGCTGTATCTATGATAGTTATTTCCCCATATGCTCAAAAACTAAGAAACGGTAAGTTAAACCCAAAAAATTATCCGTATTGGAAAGAGCTAATTGAATTAATTGATGAGCCAATTATACAAGTTGGTATAGAGGGCGAAGAGGAATTGGTTCCGGACTTTAAAAAAAACTTACCAATTAAAGAATTGCGCGCTTTAATTAAAGACTGCAGAATTTGGATTTCTTGTGATAGCTTTTTACAACACTTAGGTTGGGATGAAGGCAAAAAAGGAATTGTGTTATGGGGGCCTTCCGATCCGTTAATTTTTGGGCACCCAGAAAATATTAACTTACTAAAAGATAGATCGTATTTAGTACAAAATCAATTTATATGGTGGGAAGCTACTGAACACCAAAATGAAAGATTCGTAAATCCACAAGAAATATTAGCACATTTAAAGGAATAAAAAATGGCACAATCTGGCTACACAGCCTTACAAACATATTACACTACTGTATCAGGAAACCAGCCGGCGGCAGGGAACTTGGCTGGTGGAGAGCTCGCTATAAATACAGCAGATGGCACACTGTTTTATAAAAACACATCCGGAGTAGTTAAGCTACTAGCTGGGGGATCGGGTTCTTCTGGCGGATCCGGTTTTTCTGGGTACAGTGGTTTTAGTGGTGCTACCGGAAGTGGTGGATCAGGATCATCTGGATTAAGCGGCTATAGTGGCTATTCAGGATTAGGCATATCTGGATACTCAGGACTTAGTGGATATTCTGGTGCGGGTAGTGGTTCTATATTAACCACGGCTAACGCCTTTACAAATACAAATACATTTGCCACAACAGTATCTGTTGGTTCAACCAGTACACCAGGTACCTTATATGTTAAAGGTGGTAATGGAAATACCTTACTAATTGACAACGGAGGGCAGCAATTTACAACATTTGCGATTTATAATAACGGTATCGAAAAAGCTCAAGCATACTGGGATCAAACTAATTTGTTATTTGCTTTGGGAACAGATGTAAGCTACCCAATGGTTTTAAGAACAGCAGCAACAGAGCGCATGCGCATAGCTGCATCTGGGGGCGTATCTGTTGGAACACTATCAGATCCCGGGGCTAATAACTTATTAGTTAATGGAACAGTTCAAGGTAGCACTTTTTATGGCTCCGGTTCTGGATTAACTGGTACCGCTTCTAGCTTGTCTGTAGGATTTGCTTCAAGTTCTTCTTACGCAACATCTTCGGGCTCTACTTCTTATGCAACATCTGCTGGATCTGCTACCTCAGCTTCTACTGCTGGAGGATTAACCGGAACGCCTAATATTACTGTTGGTACGGTAACAACCGGCACAATAAATTCATCTGGCACTACACTTAACCTTCAAATTGGTGGCAGCCCATTTATTGCTATGAATAATAGCTTTAATACTTTCTTTCCAAATAACGACAATACGGTTTCCTTGGGTGGTGCAAGTAACAGATGGACTACCGTATATGCCACAACAGGAACAATTAATACTTCTGATGGAAATGAAAAGCAACAGATTCAGAATTTAACCGTTGCTGAAATTGCTGTGGGTAAGGCATTAAAACCCATACTAAAAAGTTTTAAATACAATGATGCAGTTCAAAAAAAGGGCGCTGATGCCCGTATTCACTTTGGTATTATTGCTCAAGATGTCCAAGCAGCTTTTGTAGCTCAAGGACTAGATCCTAATAGCTACGGCGTGTTTTGTTCTGATGTACTAACCGACGGAACTGTTCGTTTAGGTGTACGATACGACGAATTATTTGCACTTATTTTAGCAGCAATTTAATAAATTTTTTAACACAACTAAGGAATTACCATGGCATTAATTGACGCAATAGTATCATCAATCCAAGCAGAATTAGAGGCCCTAAAAGAAGCAACTCCGGCTGCTTCTGTAGCTCCAGCGGTTGTTACCCCTGTAATATTAGAACCAACTCCAGCTGCTTCTATAGCGCCATCGGTTGTTATCCCCGTAATATTAGAACCGCAAGTATATAAAGCCCCATCAACAGATATTAACGCGATTACACAACTTGCTTTAGATCAAGCTGCTGCTCGTTCAGTACTAGAGGCGGTAAAATAAAATGGACTTACAGACACTTATAAACACAGTTTTACCACTTATCTGTGTCGCCATCGGTTGGTTTTGTAAAGAGCTTTGGACTGCGGTCCAAGTTCTTAAAGATGAGGTGCATGACCTTCGGGCACACTTAGCTGAAAACTATATGCACAAAGACGACTTTTCAGCTCGCTGGGACGAAGTTCTTAAAGCAGTTCACCGCATTGAAGACAAATTAGATTCGTTAAGAAAATGATGAAAAAGATCCTTAATGATCTTTTAACCGGCGCAGATAACAAGACCCACGACATTGCTCGTTGGTCTTGGATGCTGTCGTTTGTAGCTGTTATTATTGGAGCAGGGTACGAAATGTTTCATAATGATATTCCGTCATTAAAAGACTTTGCCGAAGCCATTGGGATTATTGCTGGGGCTCACGGTGCAGCAGTTATGCTCAAAAAAGATACAGAGCCAAAGGAGATTAAAGATGTGGAAAACGATATTAAGTAGTGTTACAAGTTTTACTAGCGGAATCTATATTTATATTATTGTAGCTGCAGCTTCCGGAATTGCTTGTGGCTATGGAGCATACAGCTGGACTTCGGACTATTATGTTGCTAAAATAGAGAAAGCTAACATTCAAGCACTAAAGGAAAAAGATGACATTCAAGCAAAAGGCGACTTCTTGGTTGCAAATTACATACAGCAAATTGATAAACTATCAGCTAACGGAGCCACTTTACAAAGGCAAGTTAATATGGCTGTTGCTAATGGTCAGTGTAATATTAGTAGTGGTTTTGTCCGGTTGTACAACGCCAGTGCAAGTAATCAGGCCTCAAGCCCCAGCAGCACTGATGGCGCCCCCAGCAACCTTGACATTACTACCCTCCTCTCCATCAGCATCGAAAACAACGAAAAATACAACAGACTAGCAGACCAGTTAACACAACTTCAAGCGTTCGAAAATATTAAGTAATAGGAGTTAACATGGGCAAAAGGCTATTTTTAGTAGCATGGTTATGCACGTTAATTTTAGTAGTACAAAACATACCCCTAATTCAAACAGTAGAAAACAAAACCATGGCAATTACAAAATCAACATTTAATTTTATAACTGGATTTGAAGGAAAACGCCATACCGCATATAAAGATTCTAAAGGTCTTTGGACAACTGGAGTAGGCCACTTAATAAAAGCCGACGAACAATATCTTTTACACAAGGTTTTAACAGACCAACAAGTAGAAGACCTATTTAAAGACGATTTAAGGTGGTGTGACGATGCCGTAGCAAGTTCTGTTAGGGTATCCCTCAACCAGAACCAATCAGACGCCCTGTACTCGCTATGCTTTAATATTGGGGAAGAACATTTTAAAAACTCTGAAGTTGTGCGTCATCTTAATGATAATGACCTTATAAAAGCAGCAAATGCCTTTATGAATTGGGTTACCCCTACTGTATTGACTCCAAGACGGGAAAAAGAAAAAAAGCTGTTTTTAACACCAGTTTAGGGCGTAAATCGTCCGTTTTTTGCATTAGTAGATATAAGGGCCGATCACCCGTTTAACTAAACCTCGAGGAAATACCATGGACGGATTTAAAAAGATTGTAAAGATGAAAATTGGCGGCGCTGTTAAGCCAGCTGCATATGTAACTCGCAAAGAGCTCAAACAAGAAGAATCTAAAGACATATCTGCTGATAAGCAGATGGTCAAAAAAGGTGTTAGCCAGCATGAGAGTTTTCTGCACAAAGGCGAACCAGCAACAGAACTTACCCTTAAAAAAGGCGGCCGAGCTAAAAAAGCTGTTGGTACAGTAAGTAAGTATAAATGTGGTGGCGGCATTAAAAAGATGGCTGTTGGCGGATCTGCGCTACAAGACCTAATGCAAGCTAAAGAAATCGCTCGTTTAGCTAATGCTAAAAAATATTTAGGTAAAGGCCAACAAGGTCAATTTGCTGGTCAAGAAATGCAACAAACTCCAGCACAAACTGGTTTGCCTGTTGCCCCAGCAATGGCTCCTAATACTCCACCTGCACCAATGCCAGCTCCAGTACCAGGTAGCGCACCCCCAATGAAAAAAGGCGGTAAAGCTAAAAAAGACAAGTGCTAACATGCCGATAAAATCGAAAGCCCAACAAGGCGCTATGTATGCAGCTGCAGAAGGCAAAAGTACTCTTGGAATACCGAAAAAAGTAGCTAAAGAATTTATAGCTTCTGGTAAAAAACAATCCAAACTACCCAATAAAGTAACCAAGCGAGCCGCTGGCCGCGGAAGGTAATATGGCCTATAGTAATACAACTGGACAGACAACAATCAATGTTGACCAGTTAATCTCATACGCGTTTCGTGATGCTGGTAAAACTGCAGAAGAAATAACACCTGAGCTTATTGGAGCAGCCAAACAGGCTTTGTTTTATAACTTACAGAACCTATCCAACCGTGGTGTTAATCTTTGGTTGTTAGAAAATAAACTATTTGGTGCACAAACAGACCAACAAATTTTAACTCTACCAAAGACAGTTATTGATGTACGTGAAGCAAACTGGGTATATGTTCAAAATTTTCAACCTACTGCTGCGCTGCCTTTAGACAATCCAAATGCTTCAGTATTATTTAGCCAACAATTATCTCCAGGTGTTTTTGCAACTTCCACCCTAGTTGAAAACTGGTTTGGAGGCGCGTTTAATCCGGAACAACGTGTGTTCTATGTTGGCTTCAATGCTTATTGCCCAAATACAACCGATACATATAATCTAGTATACGAAACCAGTTACGATGGTATCACTTGGGTAAATACCCAAACGCTACCTGAAACAACTTTGGGGGACCGTGAGTGGGCTTACTTTAACATAAACATTACCCAACCATATCCGTACTATCGCTTACGTAATACCGATACACTGAATACGTTTTCATTACGTCAAATTGTATTTTCAACAAGCCAACAAGTTATTCCACTAGCACGTCTTAATCGTGATGATTACTGGAATTTACCAAACAAACAGTTCCCTTCAGTTCGTTCATTGCAGTATTGGTTTGACCGTACTATTGAGCCTTCAATGTACCTGTGGCCTGTTCCCAACAATGATTTTCAAATGTTTCAATTGCTTGTTGAAGTTCAAATGCAAGATGTTGGATCGTTAACAAATCAAATTTATGTTCCCGATCGTTGGTTAAACTGTGTTCAAAAACAATTATCACATTCTTTATCAATGCAGATTCCAGGTGTTGATATGACTAGAGTACAATATCTTGAAGTACAAGCTGAAAAAGCATTCCTTCAAGCTAGTGAAGAAGACCGTGATAAATCTCCAATCTATCTGCAACCCAATATTTCTTACTATACGAGATGAGTACTTCTTTGTATTGGATTCGTCATAAAGACCATACTGACATGTTTAGTCAGGGGTATGTTGGTGTCTCTAAAAATACACAAGTTCGCTGGTTTAGGCATAGCAGATATTCAGATAATCAACACCTTAAAGCAGCTATTAAAAAATATGGCTGGGACAATTTAATTAAAGAAGTTGTTTTAATTGGTCAAGAAACATACTGTTACAATTTAGAAGCAAAGATTAGGCCAACTAAGCAAATTGGCTGGAATATTGCTGAAGGCGGCGCAAAACCTCCGGCATCCCAGTATCGTGGAGACAATTACGTAAGCCCTTTAAAAGGCATGTCCCGACCAACTCCTTGGGCTGTAGGAAGAATTAAAACAGCCGAAGAACGTAAAAAATTATCCGATGTTAAAAAAGTTAAAGTCAAATATGAAAGTATTATTTACAACAGCTTTGAAGATTTAGCCAGCCACCTTGGAATTAAATATTCTACATTAACTAATAGGGTTTACAGAAATGCAGCTAAGTATGGATATAAGGTTTTAAAATGAGCGTAATAATGACCTACGATTCGCTGGTGTTAAACATCCAGCAATACATGGAACGTAATGATGCAGATTTTATTGCTCAAATTCCTAACTTAATAGCTTTAGCAGAATCATCTATTGCAGCTGAATTAAAAACGTTCATGCAACTTATTGTTGTAGAAACCTCATTAGCTGATGAGCAAACAGTTCTCAATAAGCCTGCTAGATGGCGCAAAACAGTTTCTATGAAGGTTAATGGACAGCCTATTTTGTTACGTAGTCAAGACTATGTAGCTCAGTATATTTCAGAATCTGATGAAGGCGTTCCTAAATACTACGCGGACTATGACTACAATAACTGGAACTTTGCTCCTATTCCAGATCAAAGTTATCCTGTAGAAATTATTTATTACGCTGAAATTCAGCCTTTAGATACTGCAAATCAACAAAACTTATGGACAACTATCGCCCCACAAGCTATGTTGTACGGAGCATTACTACAAGCACAAGGGTATTTAAAAGCTTTAGACAAACTACCAGTTTGGAAAGGCTATTATACAGATGCACTTGCAGCAATTAAAAAAGAAGACAATT